CGTTGTCCAGCCATAATTTGTTGTCGTTGGCATTGATTCTCCTTAAGCCACTATTGTAGCGTTATACCATTCCAAAGTTGGGTCAATGGTATTCCAAGTCTCTGTAATTGGAACGGAAGTCCATCTGAACGCCTGAAGGCTATAGGCAATCGGGGACACATTAAGCTCAAGTCTTAGCTCATTTAGGCTGGCCGTCCAAGTCCAACCTTCTACAAAGCCCGAAAAGCGGCTATCGACCATATTGGCTGGCAAATTGTTAATATTTAAAGCTTCCCCCATAAAGACGTTAATTAAATTATCTCGGTCTGAGTCATCGATGGCAGGATTGGTCAATTGGAAGGTTATTCGGCTTAAAGAAAATTGTGGATAAGCTCGAATGAGCAGATAAAAGGCAGCTTGCGATTCGGCATCAATTTGATTCCTTAAAGTGGTTTGTATGCTTGAAGCCAATAAGCCGTAGGTGTTTATTGAATCTAAATCTTGATCTGTTACCTCTTGATTTGAAGTGCCATAAGTTAAAGTAATTTCATTTCTGACATCTCCAGCTCTTTTTACAATGGAAAGACCAGGGCCAATTGAATGATTGCCATCTAAATCGACATATCCATTTGCACTAAGGTATTGCGCTCTGTGCGTTGAATCGGCATAGCCAATGCGACCTTGAGAATCCTCATACAAATAACCAAGGCCGCTTTGTGCGAATCGAGCAGCCAAGTTATAAAGCGTATCGTCTATTCCATTTTCAGAATGCAGCTCATAATCTCCTGGAGTATCGACTTGGCCTAACCCACTATTTTCAGCATCTTGCCATTGGGTCGTTGGGGTATATCCAGCCCAAGTTTCGCTAGCTGGAATCTCATCCCATTGGCTAAAAAGAACTTGACTGATTAATTCCTTAATCCTATCCCCATCAAATTGATGAGCAAAGTTGCCAACATAAACTGCGCGATTAAGGCGAGCTAGTGCACCTACGGCTACTATTTGAATCCTTTGGGTTAAAGCTGTAGATCCAGATGCCTGAACTGTAATTCCTAAATCCGTTATAAATCCACCAAATAACGGCACAAAAGTATTTGTTGAATCTTGAACCTCGATGGTAACTGTGTTATTTATTTCAAAAGGAACTACTGTTTCTGCAGTTTCAATCAACGTCAAATTGCAATAACCAGCGTTTGGCTGCGAATAAATATCTTCCCTGCCAGATCTTATTGTGAGACCGCTTAGGGTGGCGCTAGTAACCTCTGAGTTATTTACTTTAACCCGATAAACGGGGCTCCAAGCGGTCATTGATTAAACTGGCTTGCGCCAGAACCAGTTCTACTTTGTGAGTTATTTAATGCCAAAATAACTGCTCGGCTAAATCCTTCTTCATCAATTACCGATGGCGCATTGACATTAATTACAACATTGCCTCTTTCATCAGCTTGTCTAAAGCCACCGACATCAAATGATCCTGTCCCTGCAATTCTTTTAATAAAATTTGCTTGCGTAACTTCTTCAATTAAAGTAGGCCTAGGATTTGCTGAACTACTTGAAATTCGTCCGCTAACTGGATTGCCACCTACTCGCGAAGAAGTTAAATTAGAGCGCGTTGTATTTCTTACATCATTTACTTCACCAGCTGCACTTATCCCTGTGCCACCACCTGGAAAGAATAGTGGCGCTTTTGCTTCTGGAGTGTCATTGCTTCTTCCAATGGCATTTGCAGCAGATAGAACGGCTGCACCTACTGCCGTTGCTCCAACGCCCAGCAATGGATTTATAGCAAAGGATTGCGCTATACCAGCGACTATTGCACTGCCTTTTAATAAATTGTAAGCCTTTATCAAACCATTGATTAATAAGATAATGGCGGTAACTCCAGCGGCAACTTTATTTGCCACAAAAACCGCAGCTATGACTCCAGCCAAGACTATTAATTCATCCTGTAATTCAATTACTGTGTCAATAAAACCTCTAACCTTTTTGCCCCATTCAACGGCTGTTTGTTGTGAATCGGTCAAAGATTCATCAAGTCCACCAGATCCTGTCAAGCCAGCTATAAACGCATCTAAAGCTGGAATAAAGTTTTCTAATATCCAAGCGGTTAATTCTTGGACAACTGGGAGCAAAGCAGCTCCAATAGATTCCTTAGCTTCATCAAGAGCAATCTTGACGCGCTCCATTTGAACCTGTGTGCTTTGTGCTGCGTTTTCTGAAAAATTGCCAAAGGTGTCAGTAAGTTGTTGGACTGTTGTATCAAAATCTTGCGACTTAAGATCAGCTGCATCAATGCCCAGACCTAATTTGCCAAGTGCTGTTGTATTGCCGTCATAGGCTTTACCTAAAGCATTAGTAACTGTTTCTAATGGCTTGCCTGTTGCTGCTGTTAAATCTAATGCTAAATTTAGTAGTTTCTGAGCATCCTCAACATCGTTGGTCGAGCGGACTAATCGACTAAAAGCTGGGCGCAATTGGTCATCAGTAATGCCAGCAGCAATTGAAGTTTGTGTTATATATTTTTCAACTCCAGCAATTTGGGCATCGGTTGCTGCTGTTGTGCTGCGAATTGTCTCGGCGAGTTTTAGCTGAGCAGCTTCATCTTCGGCTGCTGCTTTAACTGCGCTGACTGCAAATGCGCCAACTGCTGCGCCTGCAGCTGCAAAAGCAATAGCGGCCTTTTTACCAAATTCACTAGCGCGTTCGCCAATAGAATCAATATCTTTAGAACCAGCCGCTAGCTTCTTTTGAAAGTCTGCTGTGTCTGCTAAGAGTTTGAGCGTTAAGGCTCTTGAATCAGATGCCACTTATGCCCCACTTATCTAAAATTTTGTTAAATGCTGCAGTCCATTGTGCCACAATGTTGCGCTGTTCTTGGCGTAATGTTGGATAAATAAACCATCCGCGAGAGCCGCGCCCTTGTCTGCCAGAGTAAGCAGGAAATTGCTTAAATTTATTTGAGCCAAATTCAAAACCAGCCCAAAGCATTTGAGTATTAGCGCCACCGCTAAATCTTTGACTAGCAAAGCCATATTTGATTTCGCCAGTAGTGCTAGTCTTAGATACTTTAGATCCGCTAACAATTCTGTCAATTGCCTTTTGCCCTTTAGTTCTAGAGGCTGCAGAAATAGCGATTTGTTTTTGCAGATAAGTAGCAAGAGCGTTAGAACTTTGACGAGCCTCGGCTTTGGCCTCATCGCCTAGAACTGAGAAGGCTTTATAAACTTGGCGCAGCTCGGTGCGGTCAAATGCTGCGACTTCTTCAGCCATCCTTGTTCATCTCCTTTATCAGCTCGACTGCCGTTGCTACATCGTCCCAATCATCCCAATATTGCATCGGGATACCAGTCTTAAGAGCAACTATTACAAGTAGCCGCCTTACGCTGTCGGGCTGATGGCTTTTGGGTCATCGTTGCCTGTCTTAATGTCGGCAACTGTTTCCATCCATACTTCAAAGCTCTTTACTGGCTTACCAGCGTTTTCGCGCTTGTGAGCGTTATAGGCCAAGAACATTAAGTCCCAGATTCCTATATTTTCTTGAGCTTTGGTAATAGTGTGTCCAGTTGCCTTTTCCCACTTAGCCCATTCTGGCGGTTGAGCAATATAAGTTGCTGACTCGCCAGAGTTATATTCAATTGTGATTGATAGTTTCATAGCTCCCGATGCTCCGATCTCTTAACTAAAGGTTTCTGTAGGTGTTCCAACGACTGTCATTGTCCAGCTATCTGTTAGCGCTCCTGGAGCTGCGCCACCTGCTGCTGGGAAGATTGGCAATACATTGAAAGCAAATACTGCGCCAGTTACGGCTGTAAATGAAACTGCAAGTGTGGTGTTAGGTGCTGTTTCAGCATCAGCCCACATTGCTTCGAATAGTGAGCTAGCAGCTCCCCAATCCTGTAGCAGTTCAATAGAAAATGTCCATTGCTTATCAACGGACTTATAGGCGCGACCATCAAGGGTCTGATAGGTCTCGATAATTGTCTCGCAGCTTAATACTGCGCTAGTTGCCTGGGCATCATAAGCAGCGCTATCGAGTGTAAAGGTTACATCGCGCCCAGTTATTACTGTAGTTGGCATTTGGGTCTCCTATGCGGTTTGCTCGTAGCGGACGCTCAAGCGTATGTCTGCAACCAATAAATTGGTCGTTCCTACTGTTGTTACTGACGGCCTAT